TGGAGGCAGCGCAAGACATCTTCGACAGGGCGTTAGGCTTCCCTTTAACAACTAAATGCCCATCTAGAACTACACTCCTCAGAGGTTACGGCAATGCAATCGTTCCCCAAGTCGCGGCGGAGTTCGCCAAAGCATATTTAGAAATTTCCCAATGATTTCATCATTCCATCCCAACTTCAAAAACCTCACGGGTAAACGCTTTGGTCGCTGGACGGTTCTCTCCCATGTTCCTACGGGTAGAAAAGGATCTTCAACCTGGAGGTGCCAGTGCGACTGTGGACGCATCAAGCAGAACGTGTTCTACACCGCTTTAACAACGGGCAAGTCTCTTTCCTGTGGATGCCTTAGAACCGATCTACTGCGCGGTAAAGCAGTGGATGTGAAGCCGGAAAGCCCAACTGCTGCTGAAGAACCTATTGGCGATTTGGCTGAGCTTGAGGCGATGCTGGTTGATTCCAAGAAACCTGTGGTATCAGAGGCTAAAAAACTCATCCTTAACGATCAACGTCTCTGGCGCTGTATTGCTCGTTGCAGGGTCAAAGGACTCACCTACAAGGGTCAGAAGCCAACGGATTTCTACGTCAAGCTGGCGATGAAGGATGAGCTTGCGATTTGGCTGAGAGGATAAATATCTTATTGTATTTGTTGCATCGACAGAATCGGTGTGCGATGGTTGATGACGATATGAAACTAACAGAACAAGAAAAACGAATCAAACTGGCTGAGTCTCAAGGCTTAACTGGTTGGGAAGAGGCTCGATGCTTACCCGACTACTTCTCGGACCTCAACGCGGTGCAAGAACTTCAAGATAAGTTGACGAATGATCAGCAGTTTGAATTTGTTTATCACCTAAACGATGTTCTTGAGCTTGTTCCGTTAAGTTCGCCAGCAAGCTATAGGGAGGTTGTTTTGTTTGCGTTTGCCAACGCAACCGCAACCCAACGCTCCGAAGCTCTCGGAAAAACCCTCAACCTTTGGTAAAATATGAGAAACATAAACCTCCCCAAAACAAAAATATACATCCGCTGTGACGCCTTCGGTGGTCCAGAAAACGAATTTGAAACAGCTTGGCTTGTATCTGTTCGAGCGATGCGTAACCGCCCATTCTGCTTCCAGGCATGGGTGGAGAAATACGCTGCCTGCTTCGACAAAATCCCGCCTCAATGCGTCTATTGGTATGAACCAGAAGATGATCACAAGCCTCTTCCGCTACATAAAGTTCAGATGTGGGAATGCTTGTCAGGCTCCATTGAGTTATGGCGCAAGGATCAGTTAAGCGACGTGCCAGTTTTGGTTAACCTTGGCAAAGGCAATCCACCGATAGGAGGCCACTACTGGTTCACGATTGATCACCTGCCAGAAGGGCAATCATCTGGCCTCCTGGACGTGGGTGACTCCGAGTTGCTCGAAGAGCACAAAGAAGGCAACGTCCTCAAGCTCAGCAATGGGCAGATCGCAATCTATCCGAATAACCGAATCAAGTGGATGCCAGTTTCACTGACCGGCAAAGACGCAGCCGCAACTATTCCGCCCTGGAGTGTGGCGACCAATAGCCAATGGGACGAATGGTGGTCTGACTCGGACGAGATCCTTGGTGACGCCAAATGGGCGTATTGAGGTAATGAAAATGAATAACCTGAAATGAAGACCAACAGCGACTTGATTTGGCTTCCGAATGACGTGGCCCGCTGTGATGGCGTAGGATTCGATGAAAACGGCAGTTGGGACTGGCGCGAAGGCTGTGAGACGTGTTTACGCCGAACCGCTCCACGCGGAGATATGATGCTAATATCGTTTATCCATCCGCCTGCGATTATCGCTTTCGAGTGCGAGTTCCTCATTGAGCCAGACAGTAACCATCCAAACCTAACACCTTAATGGGACGCTCACCAAAATCACTTATCAACGAAACCTTCGGCAGCTTGATCGTTGTCGAACTCGTATCTCGCAACACTCATGGCAATAGCCGCTGGCTGTGCCAGTGCGAGTGCGGCAACAAGACCGAGGTATATTATCAAAATCTCACTTCTGGCAGTGTGCAGTCCTGTGGCTGCTTGCCGAAGGGAAGGAAGATTGGCTCCAAAAAACAATTATGAATACACCAACACCTGAAACAGACGCTGCGACTCCAGATTCACAGCAATCCATCTCCGAGGAGGCCGCAGCAATCGTCGCTGGAGAACGTCAATCTGACTACGGCGATGCGAACGAATCTTTTGCTCGCATTGCAAATCTGTGGAGCGCCTACACAGGTTCTACCATTGAGCCTTGGGATGTGGCACAGATGATGATTCTTCTGAAAGTCAGCCGTGCCAAGACAAGCAAAAAGCGAGACACCCTGGTTGACATCATTGGATATGCCGAGTGTGCTGGGAGGTTGAAGAAATGAGTGTGAGATGATGGTTAAGTGAGTATACAGATACTGTCTATGCCCATCTGGATGCTCCTATAAAGCAAACAGAATAAAGGGCCATCGGATGCCCATGCACAATAAATGTCAGTCTCACAATTAAAGTTGACTGACTACTAATTTAGTATATCATCCAAGATGAGGCAAATCTACGAGCACGACATCATTGCATCATTGGGAAACATCAGCGGCATACACAAACTTCTCTACATCACACTTTGGAGTAGGGCTGATGCAATTGGCGTGGTTCAAATCAATCTTGAACAGATTTTAGCGATGACTGGAATCAGATACCAAATGGAAGACTTTAGTCATTTTGGGAACCGCTTAGTACTTCTTAACGACAAGGAGATTCTATTGACTCGTTTCTTGCAGACCACGGTTGTTACGCTTTCTAAGGCCAATCGAGGTCTAAAAGATGTTTGGAAGGCTATAGAAATGAGGTGGAATGCGACAAAAGACAATCTCCAGCCATTTATTGATGCTTGGATAATGCTTGGCATTGGCATGTTCTTGCCAGCATTTCCAGATGAATATATCAGTGAGAAAAATCCTGGAACATTAGTTCTCAAGCATCGAGACGAACTTCTTTTAGCCAAGACGTACGATACCCCTTATGGTTGGAGTCAGCGTTTAGTTGATATATTCAACGATTACCGGGATCACATGATCGAAATTTCATGGGGCAAGACATCAAAGTCAGATATTGACAAATTCCGTATTCTGCCTTCAAATGTAAAGACATGGCAAGAAATTGTTCAAGAGATGTTAAATGACGGATATTCTGAAAAAGTCATCATCCAACAGATTCGGTATTCCAAGGGCAACCACAAGATGATTATCTACAAACCAAATGCAAAACCAAACAACGATTAAAGACCGCTTTCCTGAAGTTTACACCAAGTTGCTTCTGGCAAAATCTGCTGATTCTATTGCTGACATGAAGTTGGCTGAATACAGAAATTTGATGCGGGATGCAATGTTTGACCTTCGCAACAGAATCGGCATCACGGCTAAGGCTTTTGGTGGTTTAATTGGTGTCTCCAAAGGATATGTCTATCTACTTGAAAAAGGAGATAGGCCATGGAGTCCAAAGCTCTTGGAGAAGCTAAATGAAAAACTGGCAGAATTTCCAAACAGTTGACTCCACCCAAGAAACGCACTAAACTTTCTCACTATATGGAAAAGAAGTTCTCTAAAACGATCAAGAATCCTGATACTGGCCGTGAAAAGACGGTGAAATACGGCCAAAAAGGCAGCAAAATTGGCCCTATTGGCAGCAAGCGTGCTGATGCGTATTGTGCTCGCAGCAACAATATTGCAGGCGACTGGCGCTCCGATCCAAATTCGCCAAATTCCCTGTCTCGTAAAAAATGGGGATGCTCAGGCGCTAAAAGCGTAAAGAAGAAGTAACACCATGAATACTGAAACAGTCTGGATGTCAGTCATTCTTCTTTGCATTCTATTGGTCAAATGCCTGACTGAAATCGGAAAACATAATCTCAATCTACCATGAAGGACTCCTGCTACAAAAAAGTCAAAGCAAGCTACGACGTGTTTCCATCGGCTCGCGCTTCTCAAGCCATTGCCAAGTGCCGCAAGGAAAGTGGCAATGTTCGCAAGACTGAAGCTGGCTCCAATCTCAAACGATGGGAGAAGGAGAATTGGAAAGACCAACGCACTGGCAAGCCTTGTGGATCAGGTGGCGATAACGAGTATTGCCGACCAACGAAGCGAGTTTCATCCGATACGCCTAAAACAGCTAGCGAATTAGGGCGTAATAAGGTTCAGGCCAAGATGCGCGAGAAAACCCGTGTTGGCATGGGTGCTAAAGTCAGTGCAGCTAAGTAACAATTTGCCCGCCGTGCCTGTGCTGGCCGAAGTACCTTGCCAAATCGGATTGGTAATTACCGACGAGAAACTAGTGGTGGAAAAGCGCAAGAGAGCACACAACTTATGTGAAGAGGTTCAGCCTCGGATCGAGACTCTTGCGGCGGCGGGCAGCTAATTTCAATATATCAATATGGACGAAATGACAAAATCCCACAAGTGCCGAGTCAGGCATGGAGACTATCAGTTTATTAAAGGATCAGTCCTTGATATTGGCTGTGGTCCAGACGCCATCAAACTTGATCCACCATCAACCGTTCGAGGTTGGGACTTGCCTGATGGAGACGCGCAATATCTGACCGGCGTTAATGACAAGTCGTTTGATTGTGTAGTGAGCGCCCATTGCCTGGAGCACATGAACGATCCAGAAGTAGCTCTTCAAAACTGGAGCCGAGTTCTCAAGGAGGGCGGATATGTGTACATTCTAGTTCCGCTCTATAGTGCTTATGAGAAGTTCCGCGACTTCCGTTTTGGCAGTTCGCATCAAGCACGCTTTAATCCAGATCACAAAACATCATGGGATATTGTTAGCGTGGACAAGCCGATGAACCACGATCACTACGACTACAAGCGCATCGTGCAAATGGGAAAAGATGCTGGATTGCACCTTGTTGATCTGCGTATGGAACTAGACGGCTTCCATTGGGACAAGTGGAACGATCCTGATTTTGACTCGACTATGCACGGTGGCC